TGTATAATCGTGTTTACATACTTGAACAGCATATTTGTCATCTCTTAATCGCCATAGTTCTGCTATATCTGTCATCATTAACATATCACAATCCATAAACAAAGCCCACCCTTGATAGTTCATAAGGTGTGGTATAATAAATCTACTAAAAGAAAATTCTGTTGATGAAAGATTGTTTCTTTCTCTTACAAAGTCATCTTTAATATTTGGTAGATATATTGGTGTGATGGCCACAGGTTTTGTACTGTGTCTTAATATACTTTCTGATAATATGTGATGTGCTATCTTTTCTTTACTGTCGTATCCTATAAAAACGTTTATCATATCTCTCTATTTAGTTATTGTATAAAATCGTATCCTTTATCCTTTTTCTTTTTACCTTTTAAATGTGTAGTGTATTCGGCCAATTTAGAGTGTGGCCAGACGTGTCCATCTTTTCTTGTACCTGTTAGATTATATTGTGGTTGTCCTGACAAATATTTTTCTCTTACTTTATTCCACACGTAACTGTCGTGCCATTGTTCTTCTTTAAATAATAAATCAGTATCATAATATTCTCTTAATTTTTCTACAAAGTTTCTTGTATGACTATTCGTTAGATTATAACCTACAAAACCACATTCAGGATATCTTGGTGGTTCAGGTCTATCTAAGTAACATATAGTATAATCTATTGGTAATATCTTTTGTATTAGTTCTTCTTCTGTAATTGCTTTAGTAAAAACTACATCAGCATCTACCCATATTACATAGTCATATTTGCCCTCCATCATTAAATGAGTTTTGGCATATACTTTATAACTAAAACGAATGGCATCTTTTAAAAATTCTAAACCAAATATAATTTTACTTGTATCATTTTTTTCTGTACTGTATTGATTTCTATTTTCGTTTCTTGCGATAAAGTCTTTTAGTGTTGGATTTGTTTCGTATATGTTTCTATATATTATGTTACTACGGCTTTCTGGTGCCCAACCTTCGTGGTAAATATAACAATCAAATGGCCAGTTGTAACTTTGTAAAAATCTAAATGCATAGTAATCGTATAAAGATTTATTTAATGCTGTGACTATTGCTATTCTCATTTAGTACCACACATTCTACTCTCAAAATAACCTTTTTTGGCTATATAATAAGCATCAACTATATCTGTAATTGGATTGTTAAGTGTAGGTATATCAAAGGCTTTCATTAGATTTGTATTGGTATCTTTTGTAAACTGTTCATACATCATCTTTTTATCTGCGTTACCTTTACCTGTAGCAAACTTTTTAATTACACTTGGTACTAATATTCTATAATCGTATTGACTTAATCTATACTTTAATATGCCACCGTTTTCTGCGATTTGAAATACGGCTTGACCTTTACTACCATAAGAATAACCTTCAATGAAAATTTTAGGGTTTGTTAGTTTGTTTATGATTGATAATGCCCAAGTAGATAGATTAGCAAATCTTTCTATAGGATTTTTATATTCAATGTGTTCAGTACCTAATATATTCTTCATCATATTGCCAATATGTTTCTTCTTACTTGTTAAGTAAAAGAATTTACAATCTTCAAATTTAAGACTAACATCACTCACACAAATGGCCGGTGAGTTTAAACTAAAATCAATCCCAACTATCGTTGTCTGTTTCACTTGCTTCCTCATCTATCTCGTGACTACAAAATGGACACGTAATCGGATTCATTTCGTGTATCTCGTTGTTCCACGCTATTACATATTTAGTTTGACAGGAAGGACAAGTTTTTGTTTGTTTAGTAATCATTATAGTTTAAACTTTTTAAATTGGTCTTTTTTAACGTCTTGTTGAATACCACCAATAACATAACTTTCTATTTCTGTTTCTTGTGGAGCATTTTGTTGACCTTTACTATTCAACCAATGATCTACCCAAGGTAATGGATTTATCTTAGTATCATAAACAGGATTTAAACCAATGGCCTTCATACGTCTATTGGCCATATACTCTACAAATTGGTGTAGTAGTTTTTCTGATAGTCCTATCATTGAACCTTGTGAAAACAAATAAGTTGCCCATTGTTTTTCTGAAGCTACAGCATCATCATACATTTTGTAAACTTCTTTTTCTGTATCTTTAATAATCTTTAACATCATCTTATCGTTCTCTACGTCTTTATAGTTATTAATTATTCTTTGTGATACGGCTAGATGTTGACTTTCATCTCTTGCAATAAAGGATATAATCTTTGCTGAACCTTCTAATAGTTTTAATTCACCAAAAGCAAAACTACAAGCAAACGATACATAGAATCTTAAACCTTCTAATATGTTTACTGTGATTAATGCTTTCCATAATCTAGTTTTCAATTCATACATATCAACTTTATCTGGTGTTAATTGATACTTGTAACCCATTTCAATAAGGTCATCATAAGATTTTGTTACAGACTCAGCTCGTTCTTCTATCTTCTTATCTTCTATAATTGTGTCAAAGATTTCACCAGGATTTGCATACAAATTTTTAATGATGTATGTATATGATCTGCTATGTATTGTTTCCATAAAGTCCCACGTTACAATACAGCCTTCTAATTCAGGTAAAGAACAGAACGGTAAAAATGCCAAACAAGGTCCACGTCCTTGTACGCTATCTAACATTGTTTGGTATTTTAAATTAGATGTAAATATATTTTTTTGTTCTGGTCTTAATTCTTGGTAATCATTACGATCTTTTTGTAACGATACTTCTTCTGGTCTCCAAAAGAAACCTAATTGTTGTTGTGTTAACTTATCAAAAATAGGATACTTAAACGTATCATACCTTTGTACGGCCAAATCATCACCAAAAAACATTTGTGCTTTGGTAAAGTCTAAACCTTTTGCTTTATTAAAAACTGACCTACTCATAATTATATTTTACACGATTCGCAATCGTCATCTTCCTTTGTTATTGTTTCTGGCACGTTGTCTTTAAAACCTACTGGATGTGCCGGTTCATCCTCATCTCTCTTACCATCATATGTATTTTGGTAATAGGACGTTTTCCAACCATACTTATAGGTTGTTAATAGGTCGTTAATCATTTCTGATAATGGCGTCTGGCCACTATCGTAATTTTCTGGATTATATGACCAGTTACCACTTATTGCTTGGTCAAAATACTTTTGCATTACTGCAACTACATTTATATATCCTTCATTTGATTTCATATCCCAAAGTAAGGTATAAAAATTCTTTAATTGATTATAATTAGGTACCACTTGTTTCAATGGTCCTTTCTTAGATTTCTTTATAGACAAGTAATCTCGTGGTGGTTCTATACCATTTGTTTCATTAGATACAACACTTGAAGATTCTGATGGCATTTGAGCCGAGAGTGTGCTATGTCGGAGGCCGGTCTCAACAATATCCTTCCTCAATTTCTCCCAATTAAATGATAGTTTTCTAGTAACTATTTCGTCTACCTCTTTTTTATAGGTATCAATTGGTAAGATACCATCAGAATATTTTGTACGATTAAAGTACTCACACTTACCTTTTTCTTTTGCTAATTGATTGCTGGCTTTCAATAGATAGTATTGAAATGCTTCCGTTAATTCATCTACTAATTTCCAAGCTGCCTTCTCGTGGTACATTACTTTTTCTCTTGCAAGATAATGTGCAAGACCAATATAACCTATGCCTAAACTTCTTCTGGCCTTAGTTGATACTTCTGCTGCTTTAACTGGATATTCTTGGTGATCTATAATTTCATCTAACGATCTTACTGATAGATCGCATAATGATTCTAATTCATCAAAATCTTTTAATATACCTAAATTGATTGCTGATAATATACATAATGCAATCTCTCCATCACCATCTATATGTTGTAATGGTTTAGTAGGTAATGTAATCTCTTGGCAAAGGTTTGACATTGTAATTGTATCTTTAAATGATGAGTGTGTGTTACAATGATCTATATTCATAATATAGATACGGCCTGTTTCTGCACGTTCTTTTAATAAACTTTGTATTAATTCTTGTGCTGATATTTTTTTCTTTTTGATAGATGTTTTCTTTTCATATTCTTCATATAACTTATCAAACTTATCTGTACCCCAAGCTTCATATAAATCTGGTACTTCGTGTGGTGAGAATAAAGTTATTTGTTCATCATTAATAAATCTTTGATAAAATAATTTTGATAGTTGAATTGAGTAATCTAATTTTCTTACTCTATTATCTTCTGAACCTTTATTGTTTTTTAAAACTAATATATCAGATATTTCTTGGTGCCAAATAGGAAAGTGAACTGTTGCACTACCACCTCTTACACCATTTTGTGTACAACATTTAACAGTTGCTTCAAATTTTTTAAGAAAAGGTACAACGCCTGTGTGTTGAACTTCGCCACCTCTTATACGAGAATTAATACCTCTTATACGGCCTGCATTAATGCCGATACCAGCACGTTGGGCCACATACCTCCCAATAGCCATATCGCTAGTAAAGATACTAGGTAAAGTATCATCAACATCAACAAGAACACAACTAGCATACTGCTTAACAGGAGTCCTAACACCAGCCATAACAGGAGTCGGAATATTAATTTTAAACCTGGAGATTGCATCATAATATTTTTTAACATAAGTCATTCTCTTATCTTTGGCATACTGTGAAAATATTGTTGCCGAGATAAGCATATACATAAACTGAGGAGTTTCGTAAACTTCTCCTGAACTTCTATCTTGTACTAGGTATTTGTCTATTACTTGTCTTAACCCAGCGTATGTAAAATTGTAATCTCTTGTGTGGTCTATCCACATATTCATACGATCAAATTCTGACTTGTCGTATAGTTTTAAAATATCTGCATCATAAACTTTTATGTCAACACCTTTTTTTGTGTGGTCATATAAATGTGGATGGTCCCAAAGTTTTCTAAAAATACTTTTTCTTAAACTGAATAATAATAATCTTGCGGCAACGTATTGATAGTTAGGTGTTTCTAATGAAATTAAATCTGAAGCTGACTTAATAAGAATTTGTTGTATCTGATCTGTAGATATGCCATCAAAAAATTGTAAACCACTTTTCATTTCAACTTGTGATGCTGACACACCTGATATATCTTCACAAGCAAACTCCACCATCTGGTGTATCTTTTCAATATTAAGAGGTTCTTTTTCTCTGGAGTTTCTTTTCTGTACTAAAATTTGTTCAGTTGTCATATACTACATTTCTTCCAGGTGTTTAGTTTACTTAATGCGGATAACTTATTGTGTGTATTGTTACTTATAATAGTTTGAACCTCTGGAATTGTCTTACCAGATATAATTAAATCGTTAATATCTTTGCATTTTGTATCATCTGGCCAGATAAAAATATTATAATTGCTGTCTATTATTTTATACATACGTTTTACAATCTCTTTATTTCTAGGTTCATTATCAAAAATATAAGTTACATTATCAGGATTTGTTTTTAAAGTTAAATCAGCACCTGCTGCCGCTAAACAATTATCTATAAACAAACTATCAATTGGGCCTTCTGTTATGTATATATGCTTTTGAAAATTAACTCTTTCTAAACCATATACCTTTTGTTTAGTTTCGTCAAGCTTAATTGTTAAATATTTTGGTTGTTCATTACCAAATGCTCTACCTTGAAATGCAAATAAATTACCTGTTGTATCATAGAAAGGTATTATTAATCTTGGATGTTCACCTTTAAAATTATTAAATGTATTTGGTTTAATTTTATTAACCAAAGACATAAATTGATCTGTATAATAAAGTATATCAAAAAACTTATCTGGTATTTTTCTTTTGATAATATACTTCTTAGCAGGATGTTTATCTGGCAATTCTGATATAGTAGGTAATTCTTCTATAACACTAACTTCTTTAAACACTGGTGGTTTAAAATCAAATTTTGGTTCTGGTGTTGCAGGTGCCGAACCTTTATATCTTTCTAATATATACTCACTATGTAATTTAGCATCTAAAAACTTAATGAAGTTGGCCAGATTTTGGCCCATACCACAGTTGTGGCATTTAAAGAACATATCGTTCTTAACTCTATAAAGATAGGCTCTTGCTTTTGTTTTATTCTTCTGTGAATCACCACAGTGAGGACATCTAAAGTTAAATAAATGGTCGTTTTTTCTTTTGAATTTACTTAGCCTAGACGATAGAATATTAATAAATTTTAAATCAATATAAGATGACATAACACAGTATTAATATACTATATTTTGTTCAATTTGTCAACCTAGTTAAATAGGCTTAATAGTTTATTGAAGTCTTTAGTTATTAGAAATACTATTACTATGGCCGCACCTAATAATATCCATCTGGCCTTTTCAAGCATACCTACTCTACTGCCTATGTCATTACGTAATGCTTTTATCTCTATGAGTAAACGTCTTTCAACTTGGCTAATTTCTCTTTGCAACTCTCGGTATACACTGTCTATTTCATCAGCTCTATCTTTGATCTTTTCAAATATAATCTCGTCTGTTTTTTCTTGACGGTCTATTTTAACTTCGTGTACGGCCAACATTGATTTAATAGATGTAGAAACATCTGTTAGCTTCTCAATAGCCGTATCTAAACGATTATTAATATTGCCAAC